ACGGTTACATCGACAGAAGCATTGGCGTGTCCAGCCAGCATATCTCTCAATCCTTGAAGGAAATTTATTGCTCCTCTTGTACCCTCTACTCCTCCATTTAACACCTCATCTTCCAGGTGTTCCATGTGGAGGTTTTTTTGTTCTGTTAAAAATTCAGAGAATGCAAACACTTACCACTCCTTAATCAGTTCTTTTTCTACTTCTGGTTTCATCGTAAAACTAGATCCACTAGAAGTAGTAAAATTTAACAGAAGATATTTTGTTTTATAATCATCCTCTCCAACTTGTTCTAATCCCGACATTAAATATAATTGAGTCACATTATGTCCTTCTAACCCAAACGTTGATGCTGTTGCTTTTGATGGCGTTATTTGTATTACTATGTACGGTTGGTCAAGTTCTACATCATGTACCTCTTTTTGAGCCTGAGCATGAAATGCAGATTTAGTTGCAAGATAATGTGATCCGCCCCCATGTCCATATACAATCCATAGAGGTAAAAGAGTTTTTCCAAATTTAGCTTCTGTTTTTACATCAGCAACAAATGTCATAGCCGCATCGACTACATGTTGATGTGATTTAATATTTTTAAGAAGATTATTTAAAATAACATTAATTGCATTATATGCGGTATAATGTGATGCTACTTTAAGCAATAAAAAGAAGTCCTTTGTAGTTAAATCCCCATCTATCCAATTCGGGTTTTCTAATTTTTCAATTATATCCCTGGCTTCTGCCGCAAATCTTACTTCGTCAAGTTTTGCAGCTGCATCGGTTGTTATAAATTTTACCGCTTCTCTTGCACCAGTAAACTTTGCTGATTTTTTTGCATTTAGGGCATCTATATTCTTTCTAATTTTATCATATTCTTTATTTACCATTCCAGAAGATAATTGTTTTTCAAAAGCTTTGAATCTTTTAAGAATTCCTTTTCGTTCTCCTTCAGATAATTTTATTGGTTCTTCTTTCTTCTCTACAAGATATCCTTCACCTATCATTTTTGCTGTCACATTGCCCATTGAGAGTATTACATTTACATTATCTAATACTGGATTAGAAGACATAACCTTTCGGGCTAATTTAACCGCTCCCCCAACTAATTTTCTTAATTTTTTCGATGCCCAATCTACTAATTTTTTGATTGATCCTTTGACTTTGTTAACTATACCCTTAAAGGCATCAAACAACCCCTCATCCAATAAAATCTGGTCCACTTGGTCATCAAAACCGTATGATACTCCCAAAAAATCACCACGTTCTCTAAGAATATCTTCCATTGGCATATCAACGATTTGTGCAGAATATCCCTCCTCTGCATATTTTTGTCTTAAAAAATCTCCTATTTTCCCGATTCTCGCATCATCTATTCCCTTTTTTAATGAAACTTGGAACCATTCAATCTTTTCATCTTTAGTTGATATCTTTCCTTTAACTTTATCATTCCATACAAGATCTACATCCGCTTTCAATGCATTAGATAGACTTCCCGCATCTCCTTTGGTGATAAAAACAATATCTGCGGTATTTTCTTTACCCGCTCCTTCTTGCCATCGATCTGAAGTTATATTATAATAATTTGGTCCTAAAGTTTCGTGTATTATCCCCAAACCAGTGCCCCAGTTCTTAATTTCTTTTATTGTCTTTACATCAGCACCGACCATTTCAATTGCATCAATAATCCATTCAACTTGGTATCCTTCACTTGTAATTCCATCTTTTCGCGAACTCCATCCAACTTTGTTGAACCATTTTGCTCCTTTATTATGAAATTCACCATCTTGCAGGGCTGTATCGATATCTGAGGGCTTTGGTCTAGTTTTACTGCCAGAAAGTCTAGCGACAATGAAAACCCAACTTTCAAATACACCAGCAGCGGAAACACCCCCGCCAACAGAAGATTCTATTTTTTTAATTTGTTTTTCAAACTCGTTATCTTTTGCTTCTCTGATATATGTCTTCAGACTCTTCATTTAACCCCTTAAATTTTAATATTACTGATATATTTATAATACTAAGTCACCCAGCAATCGGTTTTGGTGGGTCTGGTAGTTTATTATCTCTGACGGCCTTTAGAAATACGTCCTTATGAAGTGCATGCCAACCGGCACAAGTATCTTCTTCGACCACATCGGCAAAGAAATTGCCGTATTGGTCTTCCATCACATAAACCGATTCTTCATCATAATGTATGCTTTTGTCCGTAATAAACATGACATGTATCATTACCCCCATTTCAGGGGAAATGTAATACTCATCTGGCAAGAATGCCTTGAGGGTAGGTAGTGGGTTGCCTCTATTTCTTTCTTTTCTATATTCTTCTAGATTTATAATTTTATCATCATTCAAATTTAAACTCCCCAAAGTCTTTTTTATTCTTCATCCGACCTTTTGTTGCTTTATCGAATAAGGGAATATCATCATCATCTTCTACTTTCCCAGTATCGACTAATCCAGATTGTGATTCATCACCCAGATCTGAAAGCTTCATCTTTGCTCGGTCAATTCCAATCAAAAACTTTTTATTAGTAGTAGGATCACTGTACCGATTTTTCAATTGTTTGATCAATATTTGGCCGGCCTCTTCCAGTTTTTCGTTGCTAATAATCGCAAACATGAAATCAGCGGTTGCGGGAAGACCAAAACTTTCACTTGTGTCCTCTAATCCTACATCTGTATTCTGAAATCCTTGTCTGTTTGTTTGTGTAGCCGACAGAATAGGTACATCATGTTCTACTGCCAATCCACGTAATTCTTCAGCGATTGACTTTACGTAACTATATGAATTTACATATTGACCGGGTCGAATCCTGGAAGATGAACAAATATTGATATAATCCACAAAAATAATATTTGGTTTAAAACTTCGTTTCAGATTTAATTCATTTAATAAGGCTCTAAAATGATTAGTGCTTGCGGCTGCAGTAGGATATTCTTTAATAATTAATCTTCCAGTAGTTTTACTTCGTAAGTCTTCTATTTTCTTGTCATATATTGGTTTTGGTAGACTTACCAAATCATCTAAACGGATATTCAATAAATTTGCATCAATCCGTTCTGCGATACGTTCTTCTGCCATTTCTAGAGTAATATACAAAACACTATTTCCCTGTGATAGAGCATTTGCAGCAACATGACACATGAATAATGATTTTCCGACACCAGTGCCCGCAAGTGCAATATTCAGAGTTTTATTCGATATACCACCTTGAGTTACCTTATTGAAGAATTCCAAGTCAAAAGGAATTTTCTTTTCAATTTTGTGATAAAAACTATAACGATCATCGGAATCAAGAAGATAATCATGCCCAACGTGAGGATCAAAAGAAATAGACAAAGCATCAGTAAGAAGCTCAGGAATAACCCCTTTATCAGACTTTGTTTTATCGGGCTCGTCCAAGATTTTGATTGAATTAACAACGGCATTGTAGATTGCTTTGTCCTGACAGAATTTTTCTGTTGTTTCCAATAGCCACTGAATATCTGTTTGTTCATCTTGCTGGCTCTCCAAATAGTTTAAAAGTCCTGTTACATTTTCAAATTCTTCTTCTTTTAATGTTGTATTGTCTAGTTCAATAGTCAGTGCTTCTTTCGTAGGTAAATTGTTGTACTTGTTGATAAACGAATTTACCTGTTCATAGAGAATTTTATCGGTGGGTTCCATGAAATATTCTTTATTCAGGAAGGGTAAAACTTTTCTTGAATATTCTTCGTTATGAATCAGATTTTTAAGTATTATTTGTTCTATCCTTTGTTGCATTTAACTCCATTTCATTCATTTGTTTTTGTAAAATTTCTATTACCCATATTCCTAATCTTCGTTCAAAATCTGATCCTTCTTCATCGGATATTTCATGTCCCAAATCGTGCGGTGGAATTTCAAACTCATATTCATAAGTACATCCTATATTCTCATCTTCACCAGTCTCGTCAGCTAATTTAAAGTTTGTATATCGAATTACTGCTCCATCAAACGGTGATGCATCCTGTATAAGTATACACAACGACCTATCATCTGGGTCATTTGGATTTGATATTATCTTGTATGCTGGCATCTTAGTATCAAAAAACGGATCACCCATCATCATTGTCATCTGTCACCCCTTCTTCATCGGAACCGCCATAAGTAAATTCCTCTTGTGCGGCTTTGTTTAATGCTTTCATAATATCATCAGTAAAATATTTTTCTGGATCACTCAATATTTGTTTTCCAAATACTTTTGAACCATCTGGTAATTCATAACGAGTTGATACTTTCTTTATTATATCATATTTTTCGGCTAAGTCAAGTAGTCCATAATATCTGTTCAATCCTTGATCATATCGTAGAAGAACATCTATCTTTTTATTCTCTTTAGTTAATCTTGATTTATAATTTTTACAATGTATTACATTTCCGACAACATCTGTTCCATCTTTTTCTTTTCGCTTAGAAAGAAATACAATAGTTGATGCAGCATATTGAATTCCACTACCACCTCCCATTACATCTTGTGGGAACATGGTCCCGACTTGTTTGTATGTGTGATTAGTAACTAAAAGTGGGATTCCAGCTTTACCCAGTTTCAATGTTAAGACTCTAAAAGAACCTTTAACTAATTGAGCCCGGGTCATGTCCTTGGTTTCTTTACCATCTGAAATATCTGTTACTTCTTTTGTAGTAGATAACATACCAAGAGAATCTAAACATAACATCAATGGTTTATCCGTATCTGTATGATTTTCTACTACTTTTAATGCTTGATGGGTAAATTCTTGAATCGTTGTAACCGGGAGAATGACCATTCGTTCAGTATCAATTCCCCGGGATTCGATCATTTGCTTAGTGAGAGCAGATTCAGACTCAAAATAAAGAACACCACCGCTAGGATTATCTGCAAGAAACTGTTTGACAATACCCAATACAAAAAAGGTTTTTCCAGTTGCAGTTTCTCCAGCGAATGCTGTAATTTTATTTGTAGGTATTCCCCCATAAATATCCCCCGAAATTAATGCATTTAAAATATAACTACCACTATCTATGTAATCAGAAACATCACCAGCTTCTATACCATCAGATACTTTTGATCCATATTCATTACCAGTAGCCTTTAATAAACTATTAAAATATTCACTCATTTTCTTCTTTTCTCCTCTTCAAAATTTCTGTCATTATCAATAATGCTTGTTTATTGAGATCTGCACGGTCAGAAAATAATTCTGCTGTGTCTCTATCTTTAATCGTTTTTTTGTATTGTGATTTTAGATCCTCAATGATCCACTCACTATAATCAGTAACATCCATCTTGTTTTATCCTTGTAAGATGTCCACTTTTCTCCATTGATCTTGCAAAACGTACGGCATCTTCCATATTTTGACAAAATCTTTTAAAAATATCATCCGGGTCGGGTTCAATCCATTCAGCGTTTTCTTTCATTTGGGCATGGCTACCTTCAATATGACTTCTGTGATCTTTTGATTTCCAATATTCTACCCAGATATTCATACGAAAAACTCCTCTAAACTTGCTCGCCGTTCAGTGTCCCAACCGATAACGTCCAAGACACCTTTCAGTGGATCAACAAAAGCCTTTGCAAATTGTGTATCATAATCAATACTTTTTTCCAAATTAAATTCATTTGGCAACATATCCAGTACAGAAATTACTCTGTTACCTACTGGATTCGGGTCCTTGAGATAGGCGAATTTGATTTTTTCCCCTTCTTTTATAGTAGGGTATTTTTTTGTTAATTTCTTGTCCCTGAGTATATGATTATAAATCAAAGAACCTTTTACATGAATCGGAGTGGATTTTTTGTAGATTGTAGAAGCGTCCTTATACTTTTTCAATCCCTTTACCGATCTTGGAAATGCCACCTCTTCCATTCTCATATTCTTAAACTTTTCTTTGAACTCCTCTATATACTCAATTACATCATCTTCTGTTCCATCAACAATAATATTAAAAACTTCTTTCAATGCTTTCCTGCAAGATTCTGGTGTAGAACTCTTGATTGCTTCAATACCCACAATCTTTAGTTTAGGTTCTTCGTATCGAACTCCCTCAGAATCATGAACGTTCAGAATATAA